ATGCCACCTGCACCTGACTGGTTCTGGATAGTCTCGCCTCTCATCCTCATTGCTGGCTGGTTCGTCGTGAACGCAATCACCAGCAAGCGAGAACTGAACAACTGGCGACGTACCACTTTGACCAATGCCGTTTCGAATCTCATCGAAGCATCCAACAAGCGGCTATCCCTGATTAAGAAAAAGAAATATGCGTCGGACGACACAGAGGCGTACGAACACGATATTCGAACAGCGGTACAGCAAATCGAAATATGTAGAGCCGATCAAGTATACGCTTATGCCTCACAGATACGAAAAGCACATATCGAGAGTCGCAACTCGATTGGCGACCTGGAATCACTGCGAGCCACAACAAGCCACCCACTTCTCGAGCCATTTACTCCTGAAGAACAAGCGTATACGAAAAAACGAACTCGGGAACTCAATGAGCTAATCGAGATGAACCAACGCAAACTACACTTCGATCATCGCATGCTCGTACGTGAACTTCAGATTGAATTAGGTTTACGAAAATTCGAGTTTGATCCGGACGCAGCACAAGTTTTAACTGGATCGAAACCATCCAAGATTCATCTACCGCCTCGAATGCATAAGTGGATATGGACGAGACAGCAGAATCATTTAGCGAAGAAAGCAGAAAAGAAAGCGCTGAAGAACTCACCAAGTGTCAAACCATAGGTTGGTGTAACTATCTACAGTTTCAATCGACGGTAGCCAAGCAGACTGACGCTTTTCTCGTTGGAAGTAGATTTCTACTCTGATGTGATTGTTTTGTACATACCATTCAATCTTTCTGATAAATGGAGTATGTTCTTGGTTCTTGTAGTAGATACGTACTGCATCCAAGATTTCCAGTTCACTGATCTGCTTGAGTTGATTGAAGTTGTTCGGTACAAGCATGACTCTAGAGACTTGATTTTTGTGCAGGTCGTAGTCGTTCAGGATATCGATAGCCCATTCTCGGAAGTTGCTTCCATACTCAGCTAGACGTAGATCCATCAATTGACCTGTTCCGCGCACAACAGGAAATACTTCACTACGTTCACCGTAGATGTTGATGGAGTCCTGTCGGTAGAAGTACTTTGCCATTTGATGCTTGTCCGGAATGTCTTCCAACGTGAAGGGAACTGTATTACTGACGTTGCGCTTGGCAATGGCTACTGCATCTAACGAATGCTCTTCCGGTTTCACCATGTTGATGATTGATTCGGTAGATGTTCCCTTTTCGATTTTCCCGTACGAAATATCACTTCGAGTGTAGGAGTCACCAACAGACAGTTTGCTGTCAGAGTTCAGATCAGATTTGTAGACAATCTTATCTGTACGGTCAACATAGACATATCCTTTGTTGGTATTTCGCACTGCTTCCAGAGTTTCGTCTATCTTGGCAGAAGACTGATAGCTTGACGGTAGATTTTGTAGTCCGTCTGGTGCATCTTCATAAGGTCCGGTTACCTCCAGTTGATCAATGACAACTTGCTTACCTACGCCATGAAGCATATTTGCGTACTCTAATGGCTTGTCGTAGTAATAGTATCCTTCTGATTCTTCCAAGGTTTTGAAGGCATCATAGATATCTACTTCGACATAGGGTCTGCCGTCATAATTGTATGACACTTTGAAGTCTCTGATTGTTCCTGTGAATACAACTACATAATCTTGTAGCCCTTCTGCTGTCTCAGAGTCCCCGTAGTTCAACGTCACAAGACGTACACGCTTTCCAGGAGCCAAAGTACCGTTGCTAAGTTGATCAGAAACGAACTTGAGAGTCATCTTTCCGGACTTGAACTCTTGACGTTGCACAGTAATGCTGTTCAGGTCATCAGTAATGTCGGCCCACTCGATGCGATCCAAACGAGTCTGAGTTTCGTAGAGTGTGTCCCACGTGTCAGCTGTCAAAGACTCCACATAGTAGTCCATTTTGCTTGCCACGTAAGTGATATAGATCTTGGTATCGGTTGCAAGAACACTGGAATCGAACACCCTGATAGCCTGCATCTTTACCTGATCCCCCGCATTGAGATACATCTGATAGCTACCTGATGCTGTTGTACCGGATGCGACCCAGGCAGACTGAACTACACCGTTTACCAGGAACCTGATCTGTTTACCGGAATTGGAGTCGGAGAACTTAGCAACACAGGAAACAGTTGCCAGACCACTTTCTGTAACGGTGATGGTGTTCGAACCATTTGTAAAGCCTGCGATATCTGTCCAACTACCTGCAATTGCTTGATTGCCAGACTTTGTTCTATTGATACTTGCAGGTGTCGTGTTGGGAGAATCCAATTCGATAGCACCCGTTTCAGACTGTACAGATAGTACTTTTCTTTCACCTTCTGCAATGGAATATGTGCCGATAAGTGGACCTCTGGTGGAGGTTGCAAGATCATACTTGTAGATCAAGACTTGGGTTGAACTGTCATGTGCTCCCATCACAACCAAGTTCTTCGGCTCTGATACGTTACTGAAGTATTTGCGATTCTTGAAAGCAACACCTGTTTGAGACAAAGGGTGTTCATGTGTGATTTGATCATCAGGCGGCGTGACAATGATCTTCAAAGGCTCAGAGTTGTACCATCCGAAATAACAGTTGTTCGCTACACCTCCTGATACCGCCTTGTACTGCGCTGGCGATAAGGAGTCGTTACTTGCTGTCTTGATTACCGCTGTAAAATAGACGCGGTTGATGTTGTCAGGAATAATCACTGGCGTATTGGTTGGTATCGTCACATCGAAGTATGCCGCAGATGCCTGACTACCAAACGCTGTTTCGTAGTGCAATAGTTCTTGCGAGACCTCTTGATCGCCGTACTCGTCTGAGCGCGCACCTTGTCCCCACAGCGACAATCTGATCACGAAGTTACTTCCAGGATTGTCCTTCTGAGCAATGCCGAACCTACGCACACGGAACTTGCCGGAGAAGTCAACTACGTACCCTTGGTCCACTGGAATAGGTGTACGTGATTGCGCTAGGACCGGACCCCACGTAAATACTGTTTCCTCACTGACGGTGTTGTTTGACCCTGACACGTCTACCGCATATAGATCGGGCTGCTTCTTGCCATAGTCGGGAGCTACCATTGACAGATTCTCCGTAAAGAAGAAGTTAGCCGAATCGTCATAGGTCATGTCGAACTGAAAATCAATTGCTGATCTGTCGTACTTCTCGATGGTCATGTAAGAGCCACTGAGCAATGTTCCGGTTAGATACTGAACTGGAAAGAACAGAAACTGAAACTTTGACTCGTATTTGATTTCCACTGTTACACGGTCACCGTATTCGAAGTCACCGACATAACTGATCGCTCCTGCACTTCTGGAGTGACTGATGGTACGAACTACTTGGCCGTTGATCTTCAGACGAATGCCGATGTTCAATAGAGCAAACATTTGAAATGCAAACCAAGCGTTGAACCTGATGATACCTCTATGCTTCTGCTGAATCTCTATCGCGTTTCCTACCAATGAAGTTGATGGATAGCCAGTACGGACATTCCAGCCTGTGACCTCTGTCCAGGTACTTCTATTGAAACCTGTCTGATCAGTAGACTTATTAATACCCATAGGTGATATCGAAGCTAGATCGGATAACGTAATATCGTGTCGCCCATTGCTCAGCGCAAGACTGTTGGGAGACCAAACATCATGTTTTGCTGATTCTACTTGTAGTCGTGTTGCGTTATATCCATTGATTATTCTTGTCATCGTGGTACTGATTCTCCTCCCGGCATAGAGCCAACTTGTCTGATATGTACTGTGTGCGTAGAGCTGGTGTTCATGCCATTGAGTGACTGAATCTGGCTCGCTGCTTCCGAAGCATTGGTTGTGATCGTGTGCTTGGTTTCCGTGTTCAGTGAAGACAGATTATTGATCTGCGCTGCTACTTCTTCGACGTTGCTGATGACTGTCACTGGCACTTCCGGCGGAACTGGAATCTCGATGGTCGGCAGGTCCACGTTGAACGTAATCGGTACTGGCGGTGGAGGATTCAGTACCAAGGTTGGCTGTGTGACATCGAATGAGATAGGCACAGGTGGAGGTGGAGGAACTGTGACAGCTCCCTTTACTTCCACATCGACAGGAACCGCACCAGGTGCTTCGGGTGCAGGCATAGGTCCTGGTGTGATCGGTTGTTCGATCGGTGCCGGTTGTGGCACTTCCCCAGCTAGACCAGGAATGAGATCCAAGGGGCTAGCTGGTACCGGAGGAACTTCACCGTTAATGACAGGCGTCAAAGGCATGTCCACGCCTGTGACCAGTGGTGAAACAACTCCGATGAAGTCTTCTGCTGTCATGTCGATCGGAGTGACGTTGACGTTGGGGTTTGCTTGAATCTCGGGACCGTCCCAATCGATCAAACCGAAGTGATCCAACACGCTGTTCAGGTCATTGGCCCAGTCATCGGAGACAAGCTGAACATCGATGTTGTTGACCTTCTCCGAGAAGCTGGCAAGTGCGTTGTCGGCACCCTGGAATGCGCCGACGATGCCTGATGCTGCGTTGGTGAGTTCTGTGATTCCGTCTGCCAGACCAGTGAGGTTGCTTGCAAGGTTGTCTGTGTCGATGTTCGCCATGAAGTCACCGAATGCGTTTCCTGCTTCTGCAACCGAGTCAGCTAGTCCAGACCAGTCCGTGTTGCCCAGGTTGTCGAAGAAGGTTCCGATGCCCTCTGTGAAACCGTCCATCTTGCCCGAGTCCAAGAAGCCCATGATGTTGTTGAAACCACCAGCAAGTGTCTCGATCCCTTCACCTGCTTTGGTCAAGATCCCTGGTAGTGCTTCCAGTGCTCTGTTGAACGCTTCGACTACTTCCGGTTGTCCGATTGATGACATGAGGTCGCCAAAACCTCGTATCAGCTCGGGCATGATGTTGATGAGGTTCTTTACATGCGGTACACCAGCTTCGAATGCTTTCTGTAAGGCTGGTCCTAGTTCTGCTGCTATCTGAGGTAGTTTTCCACTCAGATGATTAACCAATTCTGCTGTACCGGCTGTGATCGCCTCTAGGTTGGGGCGCATCTGATGAAACGCTGCACCAACTGATGTAGCTAGATTGATGAGTGGTTGCTGTAGCGGTATGGCAATTTGCTTCATGGTTGTCACCACGTCGTTAGCCATGAACTTAAAGTGGTCTTTTACTTCTTGGCTTGCCGCCGCTGCTGCGATGGGGATTGCACCGATACCAACTGTGACTGCTGCCCCGAGACCACCCGCTGCAAGTGAGACAGCACCTAGGGCACCTGCCAAGCCATAGACACCTGCACCGATTGCACCCGATGCCAACACACTGATTGCAGGTGCAAGAGCGATGATTGCCGGTGCCATTCGAGCCAGAGCACCACCGCTTCGTGCAACACCGCCCACACCGTCTCCGAGCCGGCCCAAGCGAGCACCCAACTCGCCAAGATCGGAAAGACGTTCCAGAGCTGCGACGATTGCCACCAGGGCAGCGCCGTCTACGTCGATGTTCATGCGGATGGTGCGGTTACGTGCAAGACGGTCCAGACGCGCTTCCGCTGCCTCTACCCCGACAAGGTTCACATTGATTCTGGCTGTGCGGTTGTTGACTGCACGAGAAGCTCGATCGGCGAAGTTATTGCGTTCTCGCACATCAACATTGACCACTACACGCTCGTTGCGCATCGCTCGTAGTCGCGTCTTCAAAGCATCGAGTGCTGAGTCGTTGACCTCTACTTTGACCTTGGCATTGCTGATCTGCTTGAGCCTGTTGAGGTCTGCATCGTCAACGTCTACTTTGACTTTGAGTCGTTTGTCTCTGAGTGCATTGAGTTGCGCAACAACTTGATCAATTTCTCTTGTATCTGCGTCTGCCTTGATCTGGACTTTGACGATATTGTTACCAGCCATGAATGTTTACCTTGTTTTATTTCCTTCCATCGTATTTGCTATTAATTCCCAACCTACGTTCCATTCGTGCAACGTGAGGTTTTTGTAGTCATCAGGACTGATTGAGTAAGTCCTGATGAACAACCACATTTCTTTTGCTTGCGCTCTCTCAATCTCGATCAGTCTTTTTTTGCTAGATCTTCTTCATCTTCGATGTAAAGACCACTGAGCTTTGATGCTTCGTTGAGTTCTTCTGTGGTTGTATTCCACATGTATTCATCGAACATGGCTATGTGCTGCTTGATGCCTAGGTCTCTCCCCTTGCCCTCGAGCTTGCGTAGAGAAATGACGTACCCGATTGCTGCCGCATATTCGATACCGTGATCTTCATCGGAGGTTCGCTGTCCTGATAGCTTCTCGATGAGATTGATTTCCATAAGTTTTAGTGATTCTGACATTTATATTCCTTCATTCTTTTTATAGTCCTGCTTGTTCTATCTTTAAATCAACTTCTGCTTCTATCTGTCTGATAGCAAAAGGTTCTACTCTCTCCAATGACTGATACAGCCAAGGATTCGGTGAGATGTAGTGAGGTCCGTAACTACCGGTTGCACCACCACCAAAGTGAATGATGTGTGCGTAGATGCCACCTGCGTGTGCTTTCTTCTTTGCACTACCGGCTGAAACGGTTGCCTGCATGTTTGTCGACTTGACTCTGTGACTTGCTTGGAGACCACCACTGTAGAAGGGTGCATCTTCCATGCCGTATTCAAGTAGTTTCAATCCGATACGGTCGAAGGCGTCCGAGAAGTTCTTGAGTGACTTCTTGAATAGCCGTAGCTTGTCTTGAAGCTCTGCTTTACCTTCGACTCGTACCGAAATGTCGATCATTGTTATGCCGTTCCTGAGATGACCTTGTTAGGTTCACCGACTAGTTCAAAGTCGTACTCGAAAGTAGAGTCGGAACCAGCTTCAACAGAAATGTTCGGCGTGGTGGGAATGCGAAGTGTGCCTGTGTAGCGAGGCTTATCTGCACTTGCTACACCATTGAGAGGCTGTACCTCGAAACTTGCCTGTGCTCCTGCATTGGTCCATAGGTAATCATGTAGAGAACCAACTGAACCACCGTCCCATGCTGCTGTGACTGATAGAGTCCACACACGGTTCGCACCTGCATTGTATTCTGCAAACGTCTGTGAATCTGCATCTGCTTCGTCTGAGTTCAGATCGAACGAAACAATGTCAGTAGAGAAATCTGCTGTTCCTACCTTCAGAGCAAAGATGCTCTTGAGTTTTCCATTAGAAATTGTCATTATTTTTATCCTTCTTCCAAATTTATTGTATTGCTGAAATAAACAGTTGCGGTCATGTACTGGCCACCCCCGTTGTCTACTGCTATGTCCAGATTGGAAACTGATACATCATCCAAGTGTCTGAATGCCAGAACACACTTTGCGATCAAGTCATCAATTTCTCGTGCTGAATTATCTGCATCACCTTTACCTGTGAACAGTCTCAGGATGTAGTTGACTGTTACTTGACAGTCGTTCTTTCCCACTGCCGTCGGAAAAGGCTTGCTGATGAACTCCTCCGCTGGGTGTAGATAAGCAATAGGAGGGTCAAATCTGTCATCTGACCAATCCACTACGTCTACACCCAACGAAACAAGTTCATCAATAATCTGTTGTCTGTACTCTGCGATCTGCACTAGAACCACCCAATCCACTTACGAAGTGATGAATACACACCAAGTAACGGATCTTGTGTGGGCCGGCTAGGCATGAAATCACCATTTGGCATAATCTGCTGCTGGCCGATTTGCTTGGTGTTTCGGTAGTACAGCTCTTGAGCGACTTGTAACACAGCAAAGCGATAGGTATTTTCTGGAACTCGATCGATACGAGAACCACAGAATCTATCAACTTCTTCAACTGCTTGACCGAGACTAAGTTCCAACATTGTGCTGGCATCTTCTTTCCCGACCTTGACGAAAGCCTTGAACTCGTCAACGGTTACTGTGTACAAGTCACTCATCAATTACGCCTCGTCCACGATGAAGGTAATTGCCTTGACGTCTGGAACAGAGATTGCCATGTAACCGTAGAGAGAAAAATCCTTGGTTAGATTGACAATGTTCTCGTCCTGTAGACGGAAAGGTGCACCTGGTGCTTCACGAGAGACAAGTGCTTCGCTGGATGCAACAACGACTGTTCCGGCGGGTAGGTTTTTGCCTACAACCACTGGCGTGCCGTCGATGACACCAGCGAGGCGACCGTTGATAGGTAGTGTGCCCCAAGTGTTTTGACCATCTGAGTTGACCGCGAAGACGGGACGACCAGCGGTATCCTTGATGAGTGCGATCTTCTTGTGTACGTCCTTGCTGATGAGAATGAAATCAGCTGAGAGACCGAGGGTTGAGTTGTCGTCGATCTCGCCCTTTGCGTCAATGATTGCTTCGATCCACTGAACTGCACTGGCAGCACCAGCGGTTCCACCAAGCTCTACTTCATTGGCATTTGCAGCGGTTGCAACAAGTGCATCCTGTACAGCCTTTTCGGTTGCGTTGGCATATGAGAGAGCCTGAAAGCGTAGTACTGCTTCTAGGTAGTCAACATCGCTACGTTCAATAGCCTGACGACTTAGTGAAGAGTAGCCACCGTATGTCTTGACCGGAGCTGTCATGGTATCGATTGCTAGTTCTAGGTAAGAAAGGTTTGCACCTTCTGTAACCTGCTCTGCAACGTCACCACTGGTTGACTTGACGTATGGATACTCGATTGAGTTTCCTGTTGCGCCTAGTGGACGCTGTGCAAATAGTCCCTTAACAATGCGCTGCTTCTCGACTAGTTTGAGACCGTCATTGATCCACGCTGGTCGAATGTTGTCTGCATCTACTGATGTAGCAAAGTCGCGTGTTGCAAGTGCTTTTGCTTCTGAGTCGTTGTCTGCGAGAGCTTTGACCCATTCACCTGCACTACGGAACTGTACTGCTGTAGTGCCTTCTTCTTTTACTTCAAATTTATCTAATTTACGTTCTAGATCAGTTACGGCATCTCTGAGACCCGAAACCTCATTAGAAAGTTCTGTTTCCTTATCCATGATTTGTTCATCATCTACTTTCTGTTTGTTATTTTGTTCCCTTATTTCAGAGACAACCGCACCTTGGTAGGCGGGATTTTCCACTAGTGACACTTCTTCTAATGCCACCTTTGTACGAACAGTTACACCGTCCGCAATCTCATGTTCGAGCGGATTGAACCCAACTGAGAAACTTTTGATTTTGCCGCTGATTACGTCGGCTAGGACTTTGTCGCCCTTTGCTGTCTTGCTGATTCTGGTGACAATGTGTAGACCATCTTCTGCATTACGCGCTTCTGTGACTGTGCCTACTGCGATGCCACCAGATACGTGATCGTGTCCCAAATAGACCGGAACATCTACATCGTCTGCAATAGCATTCGGAGCGAATGACTCCTTGTATGTGCCATTGCTAGTTCTGATATCTGCAATTTGGTTGTACGGTACTGCTAGTCCTACTACTTCTCTTCGGTCTGCTCGTACTTCTACTACATCGGACTCACGGTATTCCATTTAGATTTCATCATCTTCTTTCTTTAGTTCTTTATTAGGCTCAGAGGGTAATGGTTCTTTGCCTTCCTCCCGGCGTAATTCGTCACCGGAGGTATAACCAACTCGCTGCTGAATCTCGATTACTTCCCACTTACCCTTTGTGTCCAGGCGTAGAAGATCGTCTTCACGGAATCGAACTTGCTTGTTTCCTGTAAGGAATTCACTGAGATGTACCTCGATGACATTGAGATACGCACTGAGCGTGTTCTGTAGGAAACGAATGTTGGACTGAGAAACATTCTGATAGGTCATCGAAGAGCCTTCACCAGGCAGTAACAATGCCTCTGCTGGTACACCGAACACTGCTGCAATCATTCTGTTGACCATGTTCTGAACATCAATGAACTGAGTCTTTGTGGGATCACCCACAATAGGCTCGTAATCGAGACCATGAGTGAGCGCAAGAATGCCACCGTTGTTCTGAATGAACTCTTTGACACCCTGAGCTAGTTCAGCTAGATCTTCTGGGTTGATTTCCTGGTTGGTGGTGAGCTTGCCTCTAGGGATTGCATCGGAGTCAAACTGAACCATTGCGTACTGTTCCAGAAGTAGTGCAAGTTCGAAGATTGACTTGCTGGCCTGAATCGGCCCTTTGCCATGTAGGTCATTGTCATCTGCTAGTGCGAACAGTTTCAGATGCTTGATTTGCTTCTGATTGAATGACTGTCCGTTGTAGCTGTACTTGATTCGACCGTTTTCCTTCGTGACACCAACTGAACTGGTTGGCAGAATGTCCAAAGAACTGGCTGCACCACGACCATCGAAGTAGACACGTAGAAAGCATTCACCGTATGTAGCAAGTTCTGTGACGATCTGTCGAATGAACAATGCTGTAGGCTGGTTCACGTCTGGCTTGCGAATGATCGGAGGCGAATCTACTTTGCGCTTTCCGTCGAAAACTTCTAGTTCTAACTGTGATGCCATGTTGGCAATGATCTGAATGCTTCTGTATACAACAGGCAGACGTAGAACCTGCTTCGGATCACCTAGAACGAACTCTGAATAACTTGCAGGAATTACACCATCTAAAGGAGCGCTGCGAGCAACTAGTTCTTTATACTCCGCTTTGTAGCTTTCTTTTGGAAACCATTTATCGAATAAACCCATTTGATAAGAATTATAGCATTTAAATCGTTATCGCGTGAGGCTTGCTAATATTAGTTGCTTCTGCCCAATAAACGCACATAGCCGTTGCTTTGAATGCATCAATATCACCAGTAGAATCATGAGTACTAATGCGGTATCCATCACCGAGACTCTTGGTCATCACATGTGGACGTTGTGCAGTGCAAATCTGGTCGTTGTTGTGTACCAGTCGATCTGTCGTAGCAAGTGCATAGGTTGTTGCTGTTGCTTGCGCCATTTGACTTGCATTGAAGAACTCTAGCGGAATGTGATGCTTGTGCCTAAGGTCCACATGTAGTTCTCTCATTGACTGCGCATCGAAGACAAAGAAGGCTCTGTGTTCCTTGTAGAGCTGCTTACATACTTTCACTAGATAGTCATGCTCAGGATATTGAAGTTGTGCTATTACCTGCGTGTAGATGATATTGTCTATCTTCTTTGCTGCCGTGAAAGTTACGTACTCATGATTCTCTGTACGTTCTACTGCAATGATCGGTCTTGTGAATGCTTCATGTGGTGGCATCTCTCCCCCGGCTTGAAGCCAGACATTGGCAGGCATATAGACGTTCTCGCTTTGGCCTGTGCGGTTAAGTACATACCTGGTGTACTCGTGTTCTGGAATGGTCCGATCCATTGCGTTCTCAACAGACAGTCGTCCACAGGCAACCGCTGGGTTTGCCATACGCACAGCATCGGGATCGTACGTCTCGTACGTGTCGGGTGCATGCCAGTTGAAGAAGCCGAATCGTTCGTGCTCCCCTGCTATCGCCGCGTTGCCGTACTGCTCGAGCTGGTGCAGTGTTGTGGAGTTCTCGTCACCGGCTGTACTAATGGAGACCATGATGGTGTTCTGCTGTGCAGAAAGACCTAGTTTGATCGCTGCGTAGCTTTCAGGCTTCTGCAAGTGCAACTCGTCCAAGCAAATCGCCACTCCCCCTTCGGCATTGAAAGGAATGGACTGTAGTTTCTCGCTTCGATCTGCTGCATGCACTTTGAACTGCGCCTGTACAGCCTTGTTCTTCGGATACACACCCTTGTACCCAGTCACCTTGAATCTGCTCGACAGTGCTGAGACGTTGTGGAATGGCTGTTTGAAGCGATCGAAGAGAACCTTGGCGTTGGTAGTGGTCTGAGCTACACAGCCCATCTCTGTACGTGCACCAGGCGTAGCGACCGAGCGTAGGAATGACACGAACTGTAGTGCGCCAATGATCGTTGTCTTGCCTACCTGCCTAGGGACCAAGACCAGGACTCCATCACGGAACCTGAGCTTGCCTCTGAGTGCTTCGTCGTGCCAGTCAGGCGGGTATGTCTCCAAGATGTGGCGCATCAACTGCACTTGCCAGTCGTCCAACGATTCGCCTGGACCCATGTAGAAGCGGTTGACCAGCTCTACGTCGCGCTGTGTGAGTGCGCTGGTGAAGTTCTCACTGAGTGGTTCTGTGTACTGCGTAGGTGGCCACGCGCTTACTTCTGTCAAAGACCTAACGACGCGAAGAATGCTTCGTCTGAATCCTTCGCTAGTTCTTCTTCATCATTCGGACGCATGTTGTGTAGAGACATGAACGTCATGCGGAACTCTGTAGTCATTCCGGCTGTTATTTTGGCTTTCGAGTCCAGCACCTGTGCGATTTTGTACAGCTGCGTCACTAACGGCTGCTGCGAGTCGTCAAGCCAATCATTCTCTTCTAGATATAAGTCTATCGCCTGCTCATACGAGGCATCTTTCACCATTGTCAATTCAAATTCATCTCTTCTCCTGTGAGCACACGTGAATAATATTCATCATCCATGCATGGTCACGCTGCATATTATAGCAAACAATGCGTGCTACAAAAGGTTTTGCCAGCATATTTTTTCAAAGTTAGACGAACCACCCGGCGTCGTATGTCTCCTTTAGAAAAAGCCCCTCTTCACCACTGCATCGATTCATCCACCATGCTGCATGATCATTCATCTGCTTCATGCATTGCTGTGCATATTATTCATCGTTCTGGTATTCCATCTTTGAACCATTGCTCTGCTACCCAATTCATTCTGTATGCTGATACTTCTCTGTTTCCCTTGCTGCTGTTATGCGATACACACATTGCTACTAAGTTGTCTTCATTCCACATTAACTCAGGGTATTTGCTTCTTGGTTTGATATGTTCAACGCTTCTTGCCACCCCGCCACAAATGCTGCACTTGTAGTTGTCGCGCTTGAGTATCTTCTGCTGCAACTGTCTCCATTTGTAAGACTTAATTGGATCTGACATTATTCTCCTCTTCTCCTTCCCGCCTCACACAACCTGTAGTTGAGTTCCTGATACATCGATAGTGTTGCCGAATCCTTCTGTATAGACCCAGAGCGAGAATGCATCCCCTGCTGCAACCGATACTGAAACGGTTGGCACAGTAATCAATAGCCCTGTTCCGCTTGATGGTCCGAGAACAGTGACTGAAGCACCAGGAACGGCAGCACCGTTCTTACGAATTTCCGCATAGTAATTTACATAGAAGTATCGGTTTACGAACTTCACTGATGCAGATATCGATGCATCTGATTTAGCCCCTGATATGACGAGCGCATTGGACACAACTGAACTGCCTGGATAACTTGGGTTGTTCACCCAACCTGTCACCTGGACTGTAGTAGTTGATCCTGCTGTATTTTGAGTACCGGACTTCAACATTCCCATTGGTGTCCACGATGACCATACTTCCGCTGATCCGACATGGATCTTCGTTAGCTCTGTGCTGCCTATGTATGCCTTCGATAATGGTGCACTGCCAATGTGGAGCGTCATGCTGTCACCAAGTAGACAGTTTTGGAATCTTTGGTACCTAGTGCGTTGAACTGTGCCTGGGTCATGACTTCTTGTTTGAACCCGGCTGTAATCGTGCCATTGACAAAGCTCGTGACCTTGTTGCCCAAGTCTGTAGATAGGTTTGTGACACTTGACTGAGCAATGTTCGAGAGTGTGTTGGCGCTTCCGCTAATGGTCTTGTTCGTAAGTGTGGTTGATGCAGAGTTCTTGGTTGCATCGCTGGTGTTGTCAACATTGCCGAGACCGATATCCGACTTCCCCAAAGTGACGGTGCCCGTCATGCTGTTGATGCTGGTGACACCTGCTACACCTGACAGAGCTGCGGTCAAATCCCACCAATTGCCAAGTGTGCTGGCTGGTGCCTTCTTGAGCATCCAAAGTGTGTCCGAGTCTGTTCGGATCGCCACGTCACCGGGCTGTGCATCGAGTGCAAGCATTGCTGATTGTGTTGCTGCTGTGAGTGTTTCACCGATTGACAGACGATCTAACTGACTTGAAGGAACCTTCCCTCCAACTAGGTCAGCTTTGCCGGCCAATGCGCTAGCTGTTGCGGTTGAGATGGGTTTGTTGGCATCTGATGTGTTGTCAACGTTCCCAAGGCCAACCGATGCCTTCCCGAGTGTCTGCCACGTCTTGTCACCTCGGTAGTACTGCGCTGTGCTGCCTGCTGTGATCGTTGGTTCTTTGCCTGCTAGTGCAGCTTCCAGCCCTGTGGTCTCTCCGAGCGTGTGCGTGTGTGCCGCCGGTGCAAATGTAGAAGGCTTGTTCTCCACTTCTGACCAATCAACTGTGTCTGCTTCCAAATCGATCAACCGATTGAGAAAGTTCTTCACAGCTTTATGCACTACAACGCTTTGTGTTCTATGTCCGATGTCACCCTCATTGATGACTTCCGGTAACCCTAAAATCTGATCTTCTAATGCGATCTTAATTCACTACTTTCCTAAGTTTTTGTGACCAGACGATCATTTAGCTACGATGAAAGACAATCATCTGGTCAATAGGAATTATAACACGATATTGCCTATTGGACATGAAAAGACCCTTGTGAAGTGGATTAGTCTTCACAAGGGCCCGAAAGGAGGAATACCAAATGGCTTCCGTTTTCTATTGTATCACTTTATTTCTTGAACAAAGGTTTTGCTTCTTCTAATAATTGTTCGAACCCTTTTATTGCTTCTATCAGTTCAACAAGGTCTTTATTTGGAATCGACATATTTACCTCCTAGACTCAGAGATTCTATTCCACCCGCGAAATACGTCATCTTGTCTTCAACGAGTGCGGCATAGTATCGATCCGAAACCACCTGTAGGTCATCATCATGTTTTGCGAGATATCCGCGTGCTCTTGAGCATGCTAGGCAAGTTCTCTTGCCTAGTGCGAGTTGTGCAGGTACTAGATTATTGGAATCAAGTGGATGCTTTCTCGGGCACTCCGTCTTGATCGCATTATGCCGACCAGCCACAAGAGGCAAAATGCCTCTCTGAACATTGATTTTCTGAGTAACTGGTTCTAAATGATCTGGATTGACACAAGCTCTGGTTCTGCACAGATGATCCATTACCAGCTCTGGTTCAACCAAACCATGCTTTAAGGTATATGCAAGGCGATGAGCTAGAAGAACCTCTCCCCTTATGTTCACTTGACCGTAGCCACCTTTGTTCCTGCTTGCTGTCCAGGTCCAACACCCGTCTGTCTTTTCAACTTTGCTCCAGAACCTTCTCGACTGCTTCTCTGTAAGTACCTCTGGATATTTTTTAGCGTTTTCTTTCATTTTCGTTCTCCTTTTCATAGTAAAATGCCCGGAAAGATCCTCTACCATCTTTCCGGGCATTGATTTTCTTCTCTTTACTATGAAATGAAGTTCTGTAGCCTTTCGGTAGTAGAGGTACCTTTACTTGCTACATTTATTATACCACATAAATGCGTCTACTAACCGAAACGCTAATCGCTATTTTACTACCGCCAGTCGTATTCTTACATTGTGAAGTTTGCTTTGCAGTCTGTACTCGTTGTCATTTATCTTCGCGCTGTGCATGCCTTGATCTGCATACACTCTGACTGTTTCTCCAAAGATCTTTCTTGCCGCTTCCCAGCCACTTTCTATTACTGATTCTAAGTTAACTCCGTCTACTTCTGTGTATATTTTGTACATTCCTTAATTCTCCTTTTCTGTCTTATTCTCCTTAAAAAGATAATAAGTGACACATTGAATGGCAACCAATTGTCAAGTAGTCAATGTAGATCAATATTCAAAGAATAAACAAGAACAAAGAGTAGAAAAAATAAAAGAAGTAGAAGAATAGTTTATAGACAATTAAGAAGAACAATTATTAGTATAGAAGAGGAACAACTATTTACTGAAAGACCAATTATTTGCCCCCCTCTTCTTCTTACTCAGGGCAATGTGCCTTTCTCTACCCGGCAAAACCAGGTAAAGGAGTAGAAGAAGAGGGGAGCATTTGCCCATCGAAGGTTTTCGATAGAATGTAGTGTTTGACTGTCCACTACCGGAGGTCATTACTCCTCCGTCTCCCAACACCTGGAGCCATTACAGCAACAGGAAAGCGGGGTACTTTTTTGGACTCTCTTTAAAACCTACACAGTCGGATCGGCTGATCACTTTCGGGAACGTTCACGTATTTACGTGTCTGAGTGGATGATTACGGTATTAACCGGCTTAGATTCTTTATCATCTCTTGGTTATCCTTCGTTTTGTCACACTCAACATGGTGAATTAATCCATTTTCTCAATCAATGACAGAGGCTCTGCAATACCATTTGATCTGGTTGAGTGAAGGCACTTTGTTCGAACTTCCCTATGTAAATTAATACCAGGGCGATCCCGCTCTAACCGGGGATACGTCGATTGCCAGTCGATACGTGCTGTTGAAGAGTTACAGCCTCTCTAATACCTCTATTCTACCATGAATATCGATTCTTCGTGCTCACTCGAGAATTAGCGGAATAGGCAAAATCTTTATTAAGAGTAGCACACTATGGCCATTCTTGCGGTCCATGTCGCCGGGGTAGGTAATAACTGTCAATCATCATCCGAGTCACTTACCCAGCATGTAGTAGTACTCCGGGCAGTAATAGTAGCTACTCATCATAATGATAGAGAGTATTTTCTTCTGATCTTCCGGCCATGAGTAGTCAGTAGACAAACTAACACCAATTCCCATACCAACTAGCTCATCAGAGCTTATTCTATTATCCTTTGCTATATCTTTCAAAGCAACGCAATTTGATTGCAACTCTGAGTCATCTATCCCAACTACCTGAAACTTATGCTCCAGGTCATACTGTGCTTGATCTGCCTTAGACATTGGAACTGCAACGCCATCAATGCCATTGCTGCATGCAGAAGCAAAAAGAGCTATAGCCAGAACACCGATGCACTTCTTCACGTCTTCTCCTGCTGTCTGTAGGTAGGTACATCTGACACAGGGCGCATCAGAAGTGCTTAGGGGTACATCGGGCCTAGCTTGGTAAATCGGACAGCCCTCATGCGCGTACAGGAGAGCCGGGTAGATCGGCTATCTCGAAGCTACACCAGGCCACTAAAGAATACAAGAGCATTAAAGACGGTAGTCTACTAAAAAGAAATGCATACTTGCCTAATAGAACAGCACAATACTTTGGACTTCACAGAGAACTTGGGGGTACCTCAGGTATGCGCCTAGTTACGTCACAAACGAAACTGTTTGTCTAGGTCAAGATGCATTTTGCTTGTTGCTGATTTGCATCAACAGCTGGTAATACTTGGTCTTCCATTCATCAAGTGAATCTTGCAGCTCTTTGACTTGCGCCTTCAAAGCACGCATCTCGTCAAGCATCTCTTGCCGCTGGATTTGCCGGTTGTTAAAGAATCTTCTGAGTACTTCGACAATCACAGTCCCGACTAGACCAATGAGTGCGATAATAATTGCTTCTAACATTACAGTAACTAGTTTACCATTAAATCTCTAACCAAAGATGATTATTGCGTACTGTCGTATAATTGCAGATATGGATAAAGTAATGCAAGAAGAACCCAACCCCCACATCCCTGAATACGATCAACAAAGAGCAATTGCAAGAGCACTGAGGGATGCACCAGAAATTACCGAAGATGATATCGAGTTCATGAATAAGCTCTTTGCGGGAACGGCTTGACTGCTGGGCAGAGGATCAAATGCCTCTGCCCAGCCGCTACTACCCGAATGCTCGTTTGACCTGCGTTTCTACGTCATCGGTCGTGGTTTGCACGTAGAAGGTCAACGAAGTCTGCACACTGTGGTGTCGTAGCTGTCTGCGCAAAATCTCCGGTGAACACCCGTTGTTGACCAGTTCGGTTGCGAACTTGTGCCGTAGTGCATGCGGAGTGACTTCGATTTCTGCGTTACGTCCTACTCGTTGCAGACCGAGGTACACAGTATTTCTGGTGACCTTCGGATTCCACTGCGCATACTCCGCTGCAAACCACTCAGGAACTACGACCGGACCGGATGACTTGGCTGAACTAAGTGTTCCGTTCGGTAGCATTTGCCGATCCACCAGCATGACATTTCCCGAAATACGTTGCTTCACAACAGATTCGCCCAAACGAAGCCCTGCGTAGAGCATCGAGAAGCCATACATTTTGTATCGTGACGATTCGATTGCCTGGTGAATGGTCGTCAGCGGAGCGAGTGCGTAGATCCTTGGTTGCCCTTTGGATACTTTGAGCTGCACACCGAGCATCGAGCGCAGTGCAATCGCATGCTTGTTGCGTGTGGATTGGTTCAGCACGGTTTGCAGACGGTTGTGCAGAAAGCCCACCGTTGCCTGTTCGATCGGTACCTCACATAGGTCGAGGCATCGCAGAGTGCTCAGATAGTGGTAGACGGTTGATGCCTTCACCTGCTTGTTGGCAAGGTTCTGCTGGGCAACGTCGAGAATCGTTGTAGTTGACAC